CAAGAGGAAATCTTCTGGACAAGAAAATTCGAAGCATCGAACATAACTTTCGGGAATTGCAACGTGGCGAGTAAAAAGTCGCTGGTGTTGGAAGTGGACCAGGTCACAGAAGCGACCTGATATTGACGCTCTAGAGCCTCAACTGGATAGTCGGGGGCACCAGGAAGGAGAGCGTCCTGGAAAGCTGAGACTGAGGATGAAACGGGAACAGCACTAGACGAAACCTCATCAGAGGCAACAGTCATAAGGCCGTGTGAGGCTGTATCGACAGTCTCAGGCATTGAGTTAACAGTGGCGGTGGCAGAGTCACGAACGAGTTTTGAGTTGCCCATAGGGACAAGCTCTGGAGAATCAGCCCTCCGAGGAAACGGTAGAGCGCGAACGACGCGTATCTCCTCCTCACCAGGAACGGTGGGGACAGCGTCGCCTGAGCTTTGAGCCCAGCGATAGACCTTGGTGAAAGACTCCTGATAGGAGGGATAAGGAACTGAAACGACGCCAAGGTTGAACGTCGCTCCATTAAACTCATAACGAAGGGTATGGGCTACAACATCAGAAACCAAAGAATAAAGGGCGGGGTCCTGGTGAATAGCCGCCTCGTATGATAGGGTAAGAGCCCGCGAACAGTAAAACTGAGCGCCTGGGTCCTTAACCAAGCGGTGTGCCAAAGTAGTCAAAATTGAGTCCAAATCAAGCGGGGCGAAAACGGCCAACGATGAGGAACCAAGCGAACCAGGAGAGACGGGAACAAAAGAACGCTTTAAGAAGGTAACCTCTGACAAAGGTTGAACGTAACCAGGGGGATGAGGAAGTTTGTCGGGCCACGTAAATTCGACACCGTAACGACCGGCCTCACGCATGACGTCAGAGACGTCAACGCGGAGAACGTCGGAATACCAAATGAGCGTGTCGTCACCCATAACCATAAAGTCTAAGTTAGAGAAAAGATGGGCCCACGAAACAAAAGTGGAGCCTAAGGCCCTTTTAAAACCTGTGAGGATGTAGAACATAGTCGCAAGGGAAGCAACCTCACAAGTGAGGCCCTGACCACTCGGATTAAGGCCGCGACAATAATAGAGATAAGTG